ACCGGGACGGCGATGCTCTTGCCCGACGCCAGCTGCGGCGCGAGCGCGGCGAGAACCTGAGCCGAGGCGACCGGGACGGCGATGGATTTGCCCGCGCTGACCGTCGGAGCGACCGCCGCGAGGCTGATCGTCGCCGCCGGTGCCGAGATCGTCGCGCCAGAAGCCGCCTGAATGGTCGGCGCAGCGGCGGAAAGCGCGATGGTGGCCGAAGGTGCCGCGACGCTCTTTCCGCTCGCCACGGCCGGCGAAATCGCGGCCAGCGTGATCGTGGCGGCGGGGGCGGTGATGCTCTTGCCTGCCGAGATCGAAGGAGCCGATCCCGAGATCGAGATCGTCGCGGCTGGACATGCGACCGATGCGCCCGTCGCGGCCTGGATCGTGGGAGCCAGCGCCGCAATGGCAATGGTCGCCGCCGGGACGACGACGGACTTGCCCGCGCTGATCGCCGGAACCTCGCCGCCCATGAGCAGGGCGGCGACCGGAACGTTGATGACCTTGCCCGCCGAGATCGCCGGAGCGTTCGCAGCCAGGCTGATCGTCGCGGCGGGAGAGGCGACGCTCTTGCCCGCCGAGATCGCCGGAGCGGTGGCGGCGATAGCGATGGTCGCTGCCGGACATATGATTGTCGCGCCCGTCGCAGCCTGGATCGTCGGCGCGATGGCGGTGATCGAGATCGTGGCGGACGGAACGAGAACATTGACCGCCGCGTGACCGAGCAGCGGCGAGAAGAGAAACGAGAGGCCGCTAAGCGGGCGGGCGGCTTGCTGCTGCGCGAACAGCGCCGATCCTGGCGTCCTGACGCGCAGCATGGCTCAGTCTCCGATCAGCGGCGGGCGATTGGCAAAGGGGTGGTCGGCGGCGAGGGGGATTCCCCATTTCCAGGAAAGGTAGCCTTCAATTCCCCACCTATCGCGCGAAGCAAAGGCAGAAGAGAAAACAAGCAACTCCGCAACGTCTCCTGCAAACCTGTTGAATACATAGTCAGCCCACCGACCAACGCTCAACGGCTGAGAAAGGATATTTGGAGCGTTTGCGCCTGTGCTGACTGAAAACGTCGCACCATTGCGAAATGACGTAGAGTTTGTGAAAGCGCCGGCTGGTTTTACGAACGACGCGATGCCCCATTCGTTATTTTGCGGAATGGGAGTTTGATGCGAGTAACTGGCGCCGCCAGCGGATGCCCAGGACGCATTTGTTCCGTCGTCGTAATAACCAAAAGCCGACCCTGGGGACGAAAGGGTAGGGCCGCCCCAGCCAAAAACGGCTCCTTCTGTATTTGTCGTCTTGCGATAAGCAACAATCGCCGTGATATTAGGGTCGCCGGTTAGTGTGAAGTTGCTCGCCGTTTGAAGTAATTTCCCAACGCTGAAATTGACGACGCTCAGTCCATTCAGCCCCAAGGGAGTGTATGCTGGCTGATTTCCTGCGGTCGCCTGGACCACATTCCAGCCGTTGTTGGACTTGTCACGCCATTCGGAAACGCCGGTCGCGATCGAAATCGTTGAGATGTCGGCTGCGTCAAGCCATACCGTCGGCCGCAACACCGCCGGCGTCCACAGCCGCCCCTGGAGCCTCGCGGTGTCGTAGTCGTTGAAGCCGCGCGGCATGTCAGGTGACGTCCTCGTTCCACGGCCGGACATACAGTTCGTTCCCGCTCGCGGCGAGCGTCACGCCCGCGTTGTTGACCACCGATAGCCTGAGCGAATACGGCGGCAGCCTGACCTGCACGACGTTGACCTTGGCCGACGCGCCGCTCGTCAGCGGCAGGACGTAGACATCGCCGCCGACCTTGTCGCTCGTATCGGTGCCGTCGTTGATCGTCACGCGGATCGAGACCGATCCTTTGGTCGATGGCGTGATCGAGCCGAGCTTGAGCGTGAACAGCGCGTAGAGATCGCGGTTGGTGCTGTTGTCATACGTGACGACTGCGCTTTCCGACGCATTCGCTAACGAGTTCGCAACCGTCGAGAGGATGTTGCTGCTGCGGGTGCTGGGCGTGGCCCATTTCGCGACTGCCATCACCGACCTCCGCGCGCCAGGCCTACTGCCCGCGCGTCAACCGTCACACCATTGGCCTCAGCCCATGACGGATGCCGCGTGCGCCGCGACAGGGCCAGCAGCGCCTCGCCCTCTTCCTGGGTCAGGATCCGGCCAGCGACCAGCGTCGCGAGCTGCGAACGAGCCGATGGCCGCGACAGGTCGAGGCCGGGACCGCGGATCAGTTCCAGTCCCCACCGGACGACCGGCGTCGTCTCGGCCAGCGTCTCCAGGGCGTCGAGGAACGTCGCCCCGGCGGTCGGCCCGAGCGTGTCGAGGATCGAGCCGATACCGATGCGCGTCTCAACCCAGGTCTCGACCGCCGGGAGCGCAGGGTCGGGCTGGTTCAGCGCCGCCGCAGCCTGCCAGTCGGGCAGGTCCGCGAGGTCGGTCTGCGCGAGGCGGTCGGCGAGAGTCATGCGAGCCCCCGGAGGGTTTCGAGCGTCGCCTCGGTCTCGGTGATTTCGGCATCGAGTGCGGCGACGCGATCCGGCTCACCATTCCTGTCAGCGGTCGCCCGCGCAGAGTTGAGCGTGGCGAGTCGGTTCTGCGCGAGGCGGATCAGATCGGAGATGGACATCAGAACAGGACCAACAATTCCTGCGTGACCGTCGAGAGATGCGACTGGAGCAGGATCACGTCGTACTTGTCCGATCCGTCGATCGCGGCGAACGCCGCCATTCGCTGACCGATCGCAGCGGTGCCGGATTGCAGGAAATCGGTCGAAACATGCGGCGAAAGCACTCGGTTCTTCGCGTCGAACCGATATATCTGATTGACCTGCGAGGCGACGTAGATGTTCAGATACGTGAAGCGGCCCTCGCCCCCATAAGGGGCATAGCATCCTGTCGTGCCAGCACCGGTCGCGTTCTGCGCCCCGTCGTAGGTGATGGCGCCCGTCCATGTGCCGGTGATCGTATTCGCGATGTCGAGGACATCGAGCGTTGTCGCGCCGCCACGGAAGAAATAATTGAAGCTGTGGCGAGCATTGCGTGCGGGATCGGGCTGAATGCCGAACGACGGCGCCCACAAGCATCCTGCTGCATTGTTCGCCGGGCCAGCGCCGAAATACGCCGTGGACCAAGCATTCGACGCGATGCTGTTCGTTCCGTTGTTGATGGTCGCATCAGTGTAGTTGTAGGTGTAGGTCGTCGTGTTGCCGCTGGTCCGCAGGACAATCAGATTCGGCTGCTCGATCACGTATTTCGCCGTGCTGGATGGCGTCGTCGTCCATGCGGTGCCGAGCGTGTAGACCGGCGACGCGCCAGCCGTGTGCGAGGCGATGATGCGCCGCTGGCCCACCGCAGCAGGGGTGCCAGTATCTTGAACGATGCGGATCTGAAAATTCCGGTATTCGTTCGCCACGACGACAGCGTCGCCGTCCGCCGCTTGTCCGGTCAGCGAAGACGCGCCTGTTGCGGTGGCTGTCAGGGCCTTCCGCGACACGATGTTCGTGTCGTATGTGAAGCCGCCCTTGATCATGCCCTCGCCGGGCTCGCAGTTGTAGGGCGTGTATTGCTCATCCATCACCAGCAGCGCGCTGTCCGTCGCGACGGTGGCGACGAGGTTGGTGGTCGAGAGGTTCGCCAGTGTGTTGGTCGCGACCTCGTAGCTGCGCCAGGATGCCGCCGCGAGTGCGCCGCTCGACAGCATGATGACGCGGCCCGAAAGCAGTTCGTATCGCGCGCCGGTCGCGGGCGTGAAAGTGAAGGCGTTATCGACGGTGATCGTCGGCGTCGTGCCGGACGTGTTGCCGACGATGAAGCGTTCTTCGACTTTTCCCGCAGTGGTGTCGGTGATGCGGATCTTGAAGCCGTAGTCTCCCGAGCCGCCACGGTTCGCCAGCATGTTGACGCCGACAGCGGTCGGTAGCGCCGTCGAGAGCGCGAAGCTGGTCGTTGTCGCGCCCGCAGCGATGGTTCCGACAGCGGCGAAGCTGGGGACGAAGCACATTGCCGCGCCTGCCGCGACAGCAGCAGCGCCGGGGTTGATTGATAGCTGCCAGGACTTCGTGACGATGTTGTAGCGATTGAGGACCGTGGTCGAGATCAGGTTCTGCACGAACGGATGCCGCGAGACATCGCTTCGCATGTCGCAGCACATGAGCGTTCCGGCAGCATGCGCGTTTGGCGAGGGCGAGGTCTGCACCCACTCCAGCCTGTCGATGACCTTCTTGAACGTATTCGCCATTTCGAGACCTCAGGAGATGCAGGCGCGAACGTTCGCGCGCCAGGATGCGCGAGCCATCGCGCGGGCCATGATCTGCGGCTGTTCGTTGCCGAATGCAGCGAGGTTGTTCACCGCCGTCACCGTCGAGCAGGTCGTTACCGTCGTGACCGTCGATACCGTCGTGACCGTGCCGCTCTCAATGATCGCCGTGCTTCGCTGTCGCTGCTGCGATCTGTCGTAGCCGCGCGGGGATGCCAGCATCTGATAGATGCGATTGAGCATCCACCAGATGCTTGTGTCCTGCGTCGGTAGCGGCGCAGCTTCGGACACATCCGCAACCGTCTTGGCATCGTCCGCGCCAGCGACCGTCGCCAGAGCAACGACCTGCATCTGCGCGGTCTCGCCGCTGTAGCTGACCTCGCGGCTGGCCGCTTTCGCGCCGCTGCCTGGGGTGATGGCGACGTTATCGGCCATGCTTAGGCCACCGTGAAGCTGAAGATGCCGTTGGCGTCCCAGATGATCTTGAAATCGGTGCCAGCGCCGGCACTCTGCGAGCCGTCAAAGTCGATGAAGGCCAGCGGCGGATCGTTCGCGTCGGTGTCGTTGTAGATCACGCCGAACGAAGCGGTGATCGAACCTCCGGAAGCCGTCAGCGTGACGTCGTCGGCGTCGAAGCGCGCGTCGTTCGTCGTCACGGTCGTCACCGCGACGTTCGCGAGCGAGGGACCGCCAGCCGTGTAGCCGGTGCCAGTCGTTGCCTCGGTGCCACCGACACCCGCGAGCGTCGTATGCGTCGCGTTGAATGTCGCCGCCGTGTAGAGCTTCACCTTGTAGGTGTCCGCCGCCGCGTTGGAGCCCTCTGCGAAGAGCTTGGCCGTGTGGTTGTAGAGGCTGATCGTGACTGCCATCTGAGAGGCTCCTAGAGCTTGGAAACACGGACGCCGGGATAGGAGATCTCCGATCCGGCCTGACGGTCGCGGCGCTTGCCCTGCGCGCGGCGTAGACGATAGGCACCCGACAGGGTGACG